ATGCGACGATGCTGCCAGCGTGGAAAAGGACCGGGCCGTTGCGCCACACATCACCATCCCATGTCACCTTGACCTTGCTCCATTGACCGTTGCTGTAGCGCACGCGGTACGCCCCCACACGCCACGGCTTGTGTTCCGGGTAACCGTACTCCTGTGATAGCTTTGCCATCTGTGCACCGGGCACCGTCAGGCGGATTTCGTTCTTGCCGTTCACTTCATGCACCGCGCCACACATCGGACACCGCTGCTTTTGCGGGCCATTGGACCGGATATAAGTATGGAAAAATATCGATACTTTCATCGGTTCCTGACACGTGAGGCAATTGTAGTTTTTCATCGATACTTCTCCGCAGTGAATAGTTCCAGCAGTTTGAAAACGTCGACATCGTCCGGTTTCATTTCGCGCAGGATATCGCACGCACGTTCCAGACCGGCGCGACGGCCCATACCGAACCCGGCTTCGTACGCAGCATCAAGGCCCTTGGTGATATGGTCTGGTCGCTGTGACGGCAGAAAGTCACGCTTCGGGATAGGGGGCGATTGCTTCGTCATAGTAGGTCACGAATGCGTTGATGATGGAATGACGCAGCGCAAATGCCGTGTCGTGGTGTTCGACGTTAAACCACTTACTTGCGCCGATCTGCACGCGCACGTCAATGTTGCTAAAGATGGTGCGAACGACAAGTGGCGCGCGACTCCATTTATACGGATGTTCCTTGTCGTTCGGGTCATAACGACACAACACGAACCCATGAGTACGTGCCACACCGACCAGTTCCAGACAGTGCATGGTGATATTGTCCGGGTCGAACAGATAGCGGTCTGAGTCTTTGAACTGTACAAACAGCGCGTCGCCATCAAGATTCATCGACACAACAGCGCCGACAGCAAGTGCCGCCTTCACAGCACGTTGCATCGAGCCGTGAGATGGTAACGCACGCGTGATACGTTTAGTTTCCATTTGGCGGTTTTCCTGAAGCCAGATAATCGAGCGACACGCCAAGTGCACGCGCAACGTCGATGAATGTGAACATGTTTACGCCCTTACCGCGCTCCATGTTGTAAATCGTACCTTCGTTGACCTTGACGCGCCGGGCCAGTTCGACTTTTTCAATGCTGGCCTGCACGCGTAAGCGTCGCACACGCTGGCCGATAGATTCATTATTCATGAGGGAGCTTTGCATGTTGACCGTCATACCATGAATAGGGCGGTCGTTGATTGAACGGTGCCAGTTTCCATGCGGTGAATCCGGGTCCGTTGTGACGGCGATGACGTACGAACCATGTACCGTCATCGCGCATCGCGGCTTGCTTGCGCACCGGATTGCCCATGTTGAAAATTGGCACCGTCATGATTAGCGCGGTCGACCGCGTAACGGAACGGGTTGGCGCTCGAAGTACCGTACACGCGCCACCAGCCGCAACCGCGTGTCATGGTCGACGGTCTGGTATGCCTGTGCACGGTTGAACCGTATCAGCGCGTCCTTGACTTCAGGTAACGTCAACAGGTGTTCAATCTCTGCGTCAGTCAGGATAGGAGTCACTGTGTTTGCTCCACGGGCAGGATGCTCACGCCGCGCACACCGGCCAGATTGCGGCGCACATACTTAAGAGCACTAGCGCGGTCAGGAAAGCCAAGATACTCACCCTCCGGCGCATCGATACGAAACCTGCCGGGTTGGGCCTTCTTGACACCCATCGCACCGTGTATTCGGCGCGATTGTTCCTGACTCACGTCATCAAGTGTCTGCTGGTCCGGTTCCTGTTCGACATAAATGAATTCAAATGTGCTGATAGAAGGATGCTGGCTACCATGCAACAGATAGTCACGGTATGTATGGTCGGTCTGGAACGGATCGCGCGACGGTGCACCACATGAATACGCGATGGCATCAATCCAACGGCCTGAAGCGACAGATAGCGCCTGCATTAGTTCGTGCATGGGCGCACGTTTTAAATGACCTTGCCAGTAGTCACTAAACGGGTCGTCGCGCTCGCTCATTTCTTTGACTGCCGACATGATATCAGCGCGAAGTTTCGCCATGATCGCATCGTTACCGTGACCGCCCCGGCATTCCAGGTCGAGCGATATGTAATCACCGTACGGAACGATGTTTATCGGCTGTTGCTGTGCGGTATATGTCACAGGCAAATCGCGAGCGCATACCGGTAACTCTGCCTCACGCAACGCATCCATATATTTCCGCATAGCGTTCAACGCGGCCGGATAACCGCCGACGTTCGCGACGAATGTGTCGAATTGAGCGGCCGGATATGACACGACGTAGCGGCGGTCAAGCGGGCTGATGGTAAAGCCGTTCGCAGCGGCAAAGTCTTTGGCTTCTTGTGCGGGAGTAGTCATGATGGGATGTCCTTACTGTTTGGCGAGTTTGTCGCGCAGGTTGCAGAATGCCTGTGTGTCCGAATCGTCACCGTGACCGCCCCGGCATTCCAGGTCGAGCCACTTGTAAAGCTTGTCGATGCGTGGATCACGACCTTGCACACCGTTGTATGACTCGTTCGGATTGGTCGTCATGACATCGTAATAGCGGATACCGTCCACGTCAGTGACAGTCTTGACGGTTGCAGCACTCGCCGGTTGCATGTTGTACAGCCACACCGCCAGCACTGCAAACAGGATCACGCCGCGATGTTTGTCCATCCGGTACGCAAATGCGAACAAGGCGACGATCAGCATGACCGCAACCAGTACCACAAGGGTAAGTAACATTTTAAGCTCCATTAGGGTTGACAACGGAACAGAGTATAAAACCGTTACTTCCATCTATGCAAGCAGAAAATGAAAAGGGACGCTTCGAGCGTCCCTTGTGGTCCATGCGCAACGCCCGGTCAGTGTCTTACAAGCCGGTCGATTTCGGCGCGTAACGTTTTCTTGAGCGGTTTGGGCAGTTCATAGTGTTCGCTCGCTTCCGCCAGAGTCTTCGCGTCATTCTCCGCAACCGCATGTTCCAGCACGGCAAAGCGCAGACCTTCACGGCCCCCAAAGTACCGGTTCAGCAGACCGTCACTCACGCCGGTTTCACGGGCCACAGCGGCGCGCGTCACCTTGCGGATGCCTTTGGTGCGGGCGATCTTGTAACCGACCAGCGTCAGTTGTGCGGTGCGCTCATCGGCGCTCATACGTTCGTTTGCCATACTCGATTCACTCCATTAGTTACGGTTTGGTGTTGCGGATATTACAGGGTTCCGGTTCCGGTGGCAAACGCAGCGTCGCAACCGTCAGCTATCGCCAGCTTGAGAAAGTTAAGCTGCGCTGCTTCATGTCTGTCGTTCGGATTGAATGTCCACCCCTCGTGCTTTATCTCACGCATGGTGCATAGCCCGAACGTCATGCCCACGTGTTGCGGCTCGATCAGTTTGGGTCGCCAGCCAATAAGGTCGGGGGACTTAAGAACTTCGTTGGTCTGTCTGGATTCGTTTGCCAGCCCGTACCGCACGACACGCCCATCATCGTCCTTGAATGCACCGCTGTTGTTGCGGAACAGACGTACGCGCTTGTTGGCAGCTTCGATGCGCACAAGGGATTGCTGGCGCGATTCGCTACCGGGAGCGTCGTCGCTCAGTTTAGGCACGTCCATTTGATGCAAACCCATCAGCAATTTAAGGTCGTCTACAGCACGGCCATCGACGCCCCATGCACGCGCCCATTCGTCAATTGTTCGCATCTTCAATCTCCAGTTGGCGTTTGCGTGCGCGCTTCTCCGCGATACGTGACTCATAACTGTTGAATTTGCCATCGCGTTGATGCTTGCGCCGCTCGTATCGCGACTGTTTGACAAATGATGGTTGCATTTGCGGCGTCACGGGCAAATCATCGATACCAAGCTTGCGCAACTGCGCATCGAGCGGTAACAATTGCTCACGTATCTCATTGAACCGGCGCGGTCCGATACGTGGCTGATTGAGCGAATGCACTAGCGTCTTGCGTAGTTGCATCAGGTGTTTGATAACCTGTTCGCGACCGATTACAGGTGTTACTTTCTCATCCATATCACGCCTCAATTTCGTTAGTTACGGTCAGGTTTGCAGGCACAACGATACCACGATCAACAAGACTTGCGACGATTCGTTCGCGCAGTGCATACGCTTCGGGACGTCCTAACGTCATTGCCGCGTTGTGGTCTATATTGAACGCGAACCAGAACCGACGATATGCTACACGTGCGTCAAGGTCACCATAGGTTGAATACCAATAGATCATGGCCTCGCGCAACCGGTGCTGCGCGGCCTGCCGGTTCATGTGCGACTTGATGACTGCTACACGCGGTACGCCTGCCGGTACGTACACAGCGGTTGCCGGTACATCAATGCGATCCATTTCCTGCCGGTATTGCGCCAGCAACGCCGGGTCAATTTCAGTAATGTCGCCATCGACCTGTGCAGGGCCGCCGCGTGCGGCCGGTGGCGGGGCTTCCGTTCCGCAGTAAGGGCAACAGTGATAGATGCGCTCATAGGGGAAGGCACATTCGGGGTTGAGACATACGCGCATCGGTATGCCGTCGTCGGCCGCTGCCTTGCGTTTGGTGCCCGCATCGGTAGTCCACACGCGGGGTTTGTCAGGCGGACCTTTGTGAAAATAGAAGTTGCCAACGTGGTCGAAAATATACGCAAATGGCTTGCCGCTATCCTTGATGAATTGCAGGCGTTGCGTCACAGTGTAGCTATCCCATGCACCTGCAAGTATTTGTGAAATCATCAAGCGAAGTGCACGACCCCACATTTGGGAGTACAGGCTAAACGATGCGGTCATGCGCGCGAACGACACGCATTCGATGGCGGGCAGGTCAAACCCTTCGCCAAACAGGTCTACATTGACCAGTTGCCATAGCTCACGGTTGCGGAACATACGAAGCGTCTTGCGTCGGTGCCCTTCGTCGTCTTCGCCTGTGAGCATCGCGGCCGGTATGCCCTTGGAAATAAACTCCGCAGTGATCTTGCGCGCTTCCTCGATGTCCTGTGCGAACGTTACACCAAGCTTGCCGCGCGCGTATTTGACATAGGTGTCGACCACACTACCAACAAGCTTTTTGGACTGGTGGACAGCTTCACGTGCCTGGTCCTGATTGAATTCGCCGTTGGCGCTAACTTCGATTCCATCTGTTGCAAGGTCATCCGGCTTGATGCAATAGACCTTATAGTCAGTCAGGTAGCCGTCGTTGATAAGTTGGCGCATCGGCGGACCTTCAACCAGCGCATCGGCAATACCATGGGCGTGACTGCCAAGCCCTTTACGGTCGGCACGGATGGGTGTCGCGGTCGGCAACAGAAAGCGGGCATTGGGGAACAGTTCGGCCGCGCGACCCCATTTGTTTTCTTTCAATACATGGTGCCCTTCGTCTATATGCACCATGCCAACCGAACCGGGCCATTGTCCAAGATCACGCTTGGTGATGGTGTCGACCGATGCAACGCGCCACGGCGAACGGGCGTTATAGAATGTGCGCCCGAATTCCTCAACATGGGCCGCAACGATGCTTTTGATAACCTTGTCTGACGCAATCAGGCCGTGAGGTACTTCCTCACGTGCCAGTTGAATCGACATCTGCCCTAACAGTTCGCCCCGGTGCGCGATGCTGCAACCGGCCGGAAACTGATGTTTCCACGGGATTGCGATATGATCCTTGGCGAATGATCCCATAATTACCGTCTTGCCGCCACCGGTCGCCAGTTGCATCATGACGGCGCGTTTGCCGCCCAGGTACGCGCCGTTGACGTCATCTTTCAGCTTCTGTTGAAATCCCCGCAAGTTTGACAAATCGTTCTCCTGTTGCTTGCATTAACGTTAGTAACGGATTATGCTCTGTTCCGTCGTACCTATCAACCTACAGAGGCCTACAAAATGGCATATCTCGTATTTCAGTTCCCGACCGACATCAGCGCAGCGGAGGCAATCCACGCCGTTGCGAATCACTTTGCGGTTGGCGTGAGCATTCTTGGTCAACCGGCCAATGTTCCGCAGCATATCAAACAGGCCGTTGAACGTATCGGCGCGGCCGACAGCCCCGACGCTGGCACAGAGCAAAGCCCGGCTATTGCGTTCGGCAGTCTGTTGAATGGCGCGGCAGCGGGAAACGGGATTGCGGTGTCTGCTCAGTCTTCTGCGGATGCCGCAACGTCACAGACTGCCCACGCGGTGCAGACGGATACTTCTCAAACATCGGCGCTCGCGTCATCCATCCCTGTACTGCCGCCCGGCGCTACGGTGACTGCCACAACGCCACCGGCAAATGCGGTCCCTTCGAACCCTGCAAGCGTCGAGTTTGATTCGAGCGGACTGGCGTGGGATGAGCGTATTCATAGCGGCAACAAGACGAAAACGCCGGGCGGCGAGTGGCGCTCGCGCAAGGGTGTCGACAAGAATCTCATCAAGTCGGTCGAACTGGAATTGCGCGCACGGTATGGCGCGGGAAACGCCCCGGTCGCACAGGTAGGCGGCGCAACTGTCGGTACTGCGGATACCCCTGCTTCTGCGTCACTTGACCCCATCAGTAAGAAGCAGGCAGCACTTGCATACGCCAAGACACAGGCGCTCCGCGTCGCCGGGCCGCAGCAGATTGACGACCCGATGCTTGAAGGCATTATGTCTGGAACCGTCAAATCATATTCGGTATCGCCGGGGCAAGGTGAGTGGCTCACCATCTATTACGCGAAGTTCCAGGCGGCATACAAGGAATTCATGGACGCCCCAAACGGTGTGCCCGGCGCACACGTTGCGAGCGCATCACCGCAGACGACTGGCAGCACTCCCGTAGCGCCAGCGGGGACGGCGAGCAACACGGATGTATCCCTGACGGCGGCGGTTGGTACGCTTGCCCCTGTACCGAATGCCCCGCAAGGCGAGCTAGACGCAACTGGTTTGCCTTGGGATGAACGCATTAATGTACCCGCGAAGATAAAGGACGCGAACGGCGTCTGGTTGCAACGCTTCGACGTACCAGGCGAAACTAAATTGCTGGTCATGGCGGAACTGCGTAAGGCGCTTGAGGGAAACGCACAGGCGTCTGGTTCGCCCAATGGGGTCGCTGGTATTACACCGCCTGTGCTGGTAACGGCCGAACAGGCGGCGGCGGACTTCCCCAAGTTGATGCAATGGGTAGTTGCTAACCAGCAAGCCAAGCGTATCAGTATCACAGATGCATCCGATGCGGCGCGTGATGTTGGCTTTGTGGATGCTGGCGGTAACGGTCAACTGGCGCTGATGCGCGAACACACCGCAGCTTTCCCGTACGTCGTGCAAATCCTGCAAGCGAAAGGGGCAATCTGATGGCCGACGCGAGTCCATACGCGTTGCGGTTGTCGCATGCCGCGTCGTGGGTTCGCTGCGCCGCATTCTCACGCATGAACCGCACGCCACAAGCGGCAATCATAGAGAATGCGGCGGACCACACGGTACGCGAAGAAGGGACCGCGATGCACGAAGCGGCGCATTGGATGTTCATGGGTCTTGATGTATCGAGCAGTGCCAAGATGTCAAATGGTGTTGTGCTTGACGATGAAATGGTCGATGCAGCGCAATTTTATTTTGATACGGTGATGGGATATGACGATTCTCTGGCAGAGTGGGTCATCGAGCGTCAACTTGCTGCACCACGCATTCATGCTCAGTGCGGCGGCACGCCCGATGCGTTCGCGTTGTACGATGAACCGTTCGGTAATGTGCGCCCGGTTCACATTCGAATCGTCGATTTCAAAGGAGGCTATCGTTTCGTAGACGTTTTTCTTAACTGGCAATTGATGGGCTATCTAGCTGCGATTTTGGATTATGCGCCGGGGTTTGACGAAAATGATACGGTTGTTGAGTTCGTCATCGTACAACCGCGCTGTTACCATCGTGACGGTCCGGTTCGTACGTTTCGTACAACTGTTGGCGAATGCCGCGACCATATCAATGCGTTGCATCACGCGGCTGCTATTGCGATGGGTGACTATGCGCAGGCTGTGTCAGGCCCGCAATGTGGCGATTGCGCCGGTCGGGCATCGTGCAGTGTTGCGCATGCTGCCGCAGGGCGAGCGCTTGAAGTGGCTGGCGAACCTGACGTTTATGATTTGCCGGTCAACGCCCTTGATTATGAAATGCAACGCATCGAGCAGGCACAAGCTATCTTGCAGGCACGGTTGACCGGGTTGCAGGCGCAGGCTTCATATCTCATCCGCAAGGGTGCGGTGTTACCTCACTATGCACTCGAATCGGGTCAGGGTCGGTTGATGTGGCTCGATGAAAACGCAGAGCAGGCAGCGCTTACGATGGGCGACCTGATGGGCGCAGACTTGCGCAAACCTGCACGGGCTATCACGCCGCTGCAGGCGCTTCACAAGATGCCAAAAGAGTTGATTGAGCAATACGCGCAACGTCGGCGCGGTGAAGTAAAGTTGGTTCGCTTTGACAGCAATGCAGCGGTTAAAGCTTTTTCTCATTTGAAGAAGGATTAAACAATGGCAAAGGTTCAGTTCACAAGCCCCGTTGGTCGCATCGTATTCGGTTCGGTATGGGATGGGTCGACCACCGATTCCAAGGGTCAACCGCGCGTCATAAAAAGCGGTCCTAACAAGGGTCAACCCGCCACGCAATGGTCATTCGGCGTGGCGTTCCCGAAGGTGCTGGCGAATAGTGCGCCGAACGCGGAGTTCAACACTTTCCGTGCGATGATTCTCGATGCGGGTCGCGCCGGTTATCCGCAGTTTTTCAACGGCCCAATCGACCCGTTGACGGGTAAGCCAGGTATTACGCAAGGCGTCGTATTTGCCACCAAGATCAAGGATGGCGATGGTTTCGACACCAAGGGACAAGACAACAAGTTGAAAGAAGGTTGGGCCGGTCATTGGGTTGTTGTGTTTTCGAGCCAGTACGCGCCGCGTAATTTCGATCTGCAAATCGGGCTTGACCCGACGCAACAATTGCAGGACAAGACGCGCGTACTACCGGGCGATTATGTTGCGGTCTGCGGAACTGTTGACGCCAATGTCGGCGCGGAAACGCCCGGTGTGTACGTCAACGCCAACATGGTGTGTCTGGTCGGCGGCGGACCGCGCATTGTGAGTGGTCCAAAAGCGTCGGAAGCATTCAAGGGTGTCACGGCTGGTGCTTTGCCACCCGGTTGCGTGCCCGGTGCAAATCCGGCAAGCGTAGGGGCCGCTCCGTTGCCGCCCGCAACCGGTGTGCCCACGCCGCCTACACCCCCGACGCCACCTGTCGCCCACGATCCTATTGCGAAGGCAACCGCTGATGGATGGATAGTGCACCCGCAAGCACCGGGCTATCGGTACAAAGGTCAGGATGTCAAGACTGACGCAGAGGTTGCGGCGCTTTATCCGGCCCCTGCACCCGTACCGCCGACGCCACCTGTCGCACCCGTACCGCCAACGCCACCTGTCGCGGGTCCACAACTGACACCGGCAGCGTTGGCAGCAGGCTTTACGTCGTATCAGCAAGCTATCGGTAACGGTTGGGATGATACGATGTTGCGGCAAAGCGGTTATCTGGTCTAACCTGTAAATCGTCACAACGTAACGCCCGCGACGTGCGGGCGTTTTTCATGGATTGCCACAATGACTAAACGCCCCATCGCTTTTTTCGATCTGGAAACGTACCGTAACTATTTCCTCTGCAAGTTTCTGTTACCGACCGATGAATACGTCGAGTTCGCTATGTTTCCGGGCCAACCGTTAAATCGCGTGGGCGTGCTGCTAATGCTCGCTCGATACACGATTGTTGGTTTCAACAGCGGCAATTACGATTGCCCTATTCTGGCGCTCGCATTGACCGGCGCAGACAATCAGGCACTCAAAGATGCTAACGATATGTTGTACGCGCGTGGCACGAAACCATGGGAGTTTTACCGCGCGTACAACATATCGATGCCCACATGTACGGATCACATCGACATCATGGAAGTGTTGCCCGGTGTGCGCATCAGTCTTAAAGCCTATGCTGGCATCGCGCATTGCCCGACGATTCAGGATTTGCCGATTGACCCGTCACAAGATATCAGCCCCATCGAGCGCATTCGTCTGTCGACCTATTGCGGCAATGATTTGCGAGTTACGCGAAGGTTGTACGAAATCGCATGCGATAAAGAATGGATACCGCTGCGCGAACATATCAGCGATGAAATCGGCATTGACGTACGCAGCAAGTCAGATGCACAGATATCCGAAGCAATCACACGTGCCAAGCTTGGATTCCGGCCGGAACCTATCCAACGACCTAGCGGTTATCAGTTCACATATCGCGTGCCGTCAAACATCAGCTTTCAGACCGAACAGTTGCAGGAAGCGCTACGCATTGTCGCGACGTCGCCTTTTACGGTGATGCACAAGGAAGAAGAAACCGACGAACTGGATAGCGACGGCAACAAGATCAAATCCGGTATCAAGATGCATAAGGACATCGCGGCTATCCGCATCAAGATTGGCACCAGCGTTTATAAATTCGGCGCAGGCGGTCTGCATTCTCAGGAGTCCGGCGTATGGTACGAAACAACCGCGACGCATCAGATATGCGATAGCGATGTCGGTTCGTTTTATCCAAAGGTCATCATCAATCAGGAGCTTTACCCGGAACAGTGCGGACCAGGACAGTTGATTATTTACAAGACAGTGTTTGTCGAGCGTATCGCTGCGAAACGCGCCGGTCGCAAGAAAGAAGGTAACAGCAAAAAGATTGTGTTGAACGGATGGTTCGGCAAGCTTGGCAGCAAATACAGCATGGCCTATGCACCTGAATTATTGATGCAAGTAACGATCAGCGGGCAATTGATGTTGCTGATGCTTATCGAAGCGCTCGAACTGAGCGGTATCAGTGTCGTGTCGGCCAACACAGACGGTATCGTGACACGGTGCCCAACACCGCTCATACCGCGCCGCAATGTCATCATGAAAGAGTGGGAACGCATTGTTGATATGGAACTGGAACACCAGGCGTACAAAGGCATTTACTTCCGCGACGTCAACAACTACTTTGCTATTACTGACAAAGACGAAGTTAAGCGCAAAGGTATTTTCGTACACGCGGAAGTCGGCAGCGGCCCATCATCATCGAAAGCGCCACATCGGGAAATCTGTATGGATGCGGTCATCGCCTACGTCCAACACGGGGTGCCGCTCGATGAAACGATCTACAGGTGCCGCGATATCCGCAAGTTCGTATCATCGCGCACGGTTAAAGGGGGTGCTGTCAGACGGCTCTATGAAGGTACCGAGCATGAACCATTTGACCAGCAACAACCGGGTTCATATGAAGTGTTTGGCAAGGTTGTCCGATGGGCATACCGGCGCGACTATACCAGCGCTATCCATTACAAAACGAATGGCAATCAGGTTGCAGACAGCACCGGGGCATGGCCTTTGATGACGCTGCCGGATGCTGTACCTGACTGGATTGATTACGAATACTATGTGGCACATGCCCGCAAACTGTTGGACTCATTGAAGGTGACGCGATGATTCACATTCACTTTGTGTTCTATGAGGATGAGCCCGACCCTGACGAAATGCCGCTTGTGTACCGGATGGGCGTTGAGTCAACGATTGGTCAGGTTATACCGCAGCGGGTGTTTGATACGTTGGGGCGTTGTGCCTACATGCCAATGATCGCCAACGTTGTTTATTTGCATTGATCGCTTGCAAACCGTTACTAACGGTTCTATACTCTGTTCACGGTTAACGAAACAGCAAGGGGAAACGAAATGAACGCAGATCGGCGCAAACGCTTAGAAAAAGCGCAAGAGTTGCTTGATGAAGCGCGCGGAATCATTGAAGAATGTCGCGACGAGGAACAGGAATATTACGACAACATGCCAGAAGGTTTTCAACAGGGCGAGAAGGGTCAACAGGCCGAAGCTGCGGCAAGCCAACTTGACGAATGCGTAAGCAATATTGACAGTGCGATTGACAATATTAACAACGCAAGCGAATAACCCAACCGCCCCAAGTGAAACGGCCCGCATCGAGCGGGCCGTTTGTCATGTGGTGGCACTTACCTGCAAGGTCTGAGACTGCCAGAACGTCTGCAATCGTTGATAAAGCAGATTCAGTGATGCCAGCGGATTGTTACCGATTGCCACTGCGGCACCGCCCGGTATCGTGTATGCGGTCGGATAGAACACCACGTACTTTTGCGACGTCGCCATGAACTGTGCGCACAGCGGATGTGCCTGAATTGCTGCGGTCGCGTCCGCCACGGTGGTGAAATTACTTGTTGATGTATCCGTCATTCTGTAGCTCCGCCACATATGCCTGTAAAGCGCGCAACCGCGACGCTGTATCGTCTGCGCCGTCGACTACTGTGAAAGCGCTTGCAGCAACTGCTGGTGATAGGTCTGCGCTGGCGGCGGAATCATCAGTTGCGCTGGCGGCGGCGGTGCCTTTGCTGCCGGTGCTGGCAGGATGACAGGCGGTGACGTGGACGCGCACGCGGTTAGTACCATCAAGCAACTTAGCGCGCCAATCAAGATTATCTTTCGCATGATTTGCTACCTCTGTGTCGTATTGCTGTTCAAGGGATGCAACGCGACCCTCTGCTGCCTGACCCTTGGCAAGGGCGTCGGCCAGTTGCTTTGCAGATGCCGCATTGATTTGTGCGATTTCGTCGGCGTTCAACTGCTTCTGATGCGCGAGCGCTGCACCATCAATCTTGTGTGTGATGGCAAACGATACGCCGCCGCCGATCAACGCACCAACGATGGCAGCAACGGTACATAGTTCTAGTTCATTTGGCATAGTGCGGTTTCCTGTTGACGTCTGATAACCTGCCCGTAACAGTCATTAGACCTGATACGGCAGTCACGGCCCCCGTCGTAAATCCAGCGGTTGATTTGTGCGCACGCTGCCTTACGGTCGCCTGCGTTCAGTTCTTTGAGGAAAGTGCTGGTAGAACACTTCCCCTGCCCGATGTTATACGCACAAAACGAAATGACCGCAGCACGTTCGGGTTCGGTGAGTGGAACCGTTACTATACGCTTTACTTCGTCGGCCGCTTCGTTCACCGCTGCCGCATCCATAGCTTTGCACTGTTGCGGCGTGAAACGGCTAGTTGCCTTGACACCGCGTGTGATACCCATACACGCGGTCCACACACCGTTATCGTCCTGATACGCAACCAGCCTGTCAGCGCCTTCTTTCTCTGACAGGAATTGCGTAGCGATGGCAACGGCCGATGCTCCGGCCGCGACAAGTGCCAGTACCTTACGGCTTAACGGACTGGTCATGTTGTTCCTCATCTTCCTTTTCGTTGCGCCGTGAAATGCTACGCCAATGCCGCCAATCGTGATGAATCAGACCTGACCGCAACGCAATGAAATAGTCCGTAAGCCATGGCAGCGATTTGATGATCTGCAACGCCGAATAACTCGCTGCAAGAATGCCCGCCGCCGCCCCGATAGCGCCTGAATTTGGAACCATGCTTACCAACGTCCCCGATGTTACGGCAGTGACCTTTGCGGCACTTGCTGCCAAAGTTTCATTTTGCATGATAGGGCTTGTCCTTTATGCACGTTCGCGAATGATGACGATACCACCCATGCCGACACCGCCAGCAGCGTTAGTACCCGAACCGGTCGCGAGCGAGCCGCCGCTACCACCCGAACATGGTGACACTGCAGCTCTACCACCCGACGTACCGCTAACGGGGCTTGCACCTTCACCCCAAAACGATGCGCCGCCTTTACCGGATAGAGGTGTAGCGGCATAGAATGCGCCTTGTCCATATCCGCCTACCGAATTGATTTGACCGCCTGAGCCAACGCCACCACCAACGCCACCAACAAACGAATTTGTAGTGCCTAACACTGCGGCACCAAGTGTACCGCCTGTACCACCTGTTGCCAGAATTACTGCGCCAATTGACGACGTACCACCGTTGCCACCGTTAGCGCCAGTCCCAGCAGTGCCAGGTGCCCCAGCAGTAACGGTTTGTCCGCTCAGTGACGAGATTGGGAAAATGCCCCATGCGCGGCCTCCGGCACCGCCGCCGCTGCCCCCCGACACAGTACCTGCGGTAGTTGTTGACGCTGCGCCGCCGCCGCCAGCACCAGCGCCGCCGACTTCTGCCTCTGCTGTCGTTGCAAGCGCCGACAACGGCGTGTACGTTGCGCTAGGTGCGTTGACAAACGCTGCACCGTTGACGGACCATTGCAGCACACCACCTGTACTCAACATATAAACAATCGTGTTGAGTACAGTTCCTGGCGACGGCGCGGGGTCGAGCAATACTAATGAAGTACCGTTGTATTCCACATCGCTCAGAAAGCCTGCGGACGGAATGCTTGCAGGTTCCAACGTGCCATTGCTATTGTATTGTTTGAGTGCAATCGCACCTAACCCATTGATGTTGAGCGTGTTAGAACCCGTCGTACCTGCCGCGTTGAACGACACCCGGAATCGCTGATTGGCAGTGAGTGCAGTAATTGCTGGCACCGGTGTTAGCGTGAATGCCGGTGCCGTGCCAGCCGTTGCAAAGGCTGTCAACGTCTGTGCCTGAATCTGTTGTGCTTGTGGTGCTTGCGTCGCGGTGACTGCCGGGCCGACGTTGAACACCTGTGACGTTGAACCTGCAAGCAGCGCACGCAACGCGGTCTGCTGCGCAACTAGTAGGGGTGTCATAATGGATGCATTGTTGGTACCCGCACCAGCCTGTGCAGACGTCGCAATCGGATCGCACACGACTTGCCAGCCGGTCGTTGTACCCAACACGTCTGATGCTGATGGTGTATTGGCGTTGGCGGCGATAATACTGACGAACTTTTGAAACGGTGCGTTACCGCTTGCCGACCAAAGAACTTCCGCACCAAGGCCATATGAAATCGCCACACCGCCATTCTGTGATGCAAGAATGAATTCGGGCACGGTTTCAGTCTGCAACGCCTGCAATGCCGTCGTGATCTGCAACAACAGCCAGTTCATTGTTGACCGGTCAATTGGCAACGCGGCCGGGTCAGTCGCAAGATCACGCTGATAGTTAAAGTTCCATCCCTCTGTCATCGAGACAGTTCCACCTACCTGAAGCGGGTCGGGAATGCTCGTAACGTCACCAGCGAATCCAAACGGTACATCGAAATAATGTTGATTCATGTTTAATTTTCCGCCCAAAAGGTGCCGTTGTTAAAGTTCTGATTGAACGAACCGAACCCAAACGCGGGTCTAGTTGAAACGATATATTTCACGCCGACCGCTGCGGGGCGGGGCAGAACGTCAAAGTTTTCAAGAACAAATTGTAAAGCACTGTTCGGTGTGAATCCGAATACGTATGTGACGAACTCCATATTGTTGCCGTCAAGCACATACACGCTACCGTATTGACCAAGAATCGCCTTGATGCGGGCATTGATTTCCGGCACGGTGCAACGGCTGATGAGCTTGTAATACTGCAACTGCAACAGGATTCGTTTTTGATCGATGGTTAGACCGACCCCGGCTTGCGACGTGCCAAAGTTACCCTGATTGAAATTCATGCGACCATTACTAACCACGTTGTTCGCTTTGAGTTGCGGATTGAATATCGCAACTTCGCATGCACTGGTCGTTGACGACAGGATATTAAACGCAGTGTGCGCGGCCGACGTCGTACCGGTGAGGGTTACCGTAGTCCATGCTGATGTACTCAATGCGGGCCAGTTGCCTAACGTCGTACCGCCAACATCGCTTGCCAACGTGCCCTGCGTACCACTGATGAGTTTGGCCTTAAACGATAGCGCCACAGACCCGGCCGGGAGTCCAGCAGCGATAGGAGTCATTGCGACGTGCTTGGCGGCGCTGCCAGTCATCGTGACCGCTACGGCCTGCGTTGCCCCGTTGGGGTCAGCTTGCCCCGTTGTAATCGTCGCAGCACCCGTTGCTACCCATGATGCGTTAGCATCAACCCGGTCAGTCAACAGTTCGGGGAAATCAAAGCCGAACTGAGGTCCGGTATTGGGTGCAACGATCAGCGACAACGGAATGCCAAGAATCTGCGCCCACACAGACAATCCGAACTCATTGGCCGTTTCCAGATTGAAAACGTTAATACACCAGTCAGTCCAGAACTGTTCATGATTCGCGGCATACCAGTCCTGCTTTTGCTGCAATATCGATTGCAGATTGGCGGACTGGTTGTTACGCCATAGCAGCGCAGACAGAACATCGACGCTGAAATCGAAATCTTCAATACTGGTGCTCATGACGTCACGACCGTGATAGAGAACGCGGTGTTGTTGGTCTGTGCACGTGAACCTTGCGCGATGGCGATATCAACCGGTGTGAGCGAACCCGGCGACGTGCCGATATTGCAGATACGCACGCGGCAACCGGGGCACTGTTGTACGACTGCTGCGGCTATTTCAAACGGACTGACATCCTGCCCGATGCCGACTGCAGAGAAGCCATCAACGTTGCCAACGAAGTAATCCGCAACGGCCTGTGCTGCGTCGGCTTGCAGGTTACCCGTGTAAGTACCTTGCACGATTGTCATCGCACCATAGATAAATACATACGTTGGGATATCGAACAAAACGTCGTACGTCTGACCGCTTGCGGGTTCAACGATGTCGACAGACTGCGCGCCATTCCAGCCCGCACCGTCCGTCTTGTTCTGCAACAACGTCGCACCGATCTGTTGCGCGGTCGCAGTACCGTCGACGCAGGCCCAAATGCTGTGCGGTTGCAACGTGATGCCGTTGATGACTTCGACGGCGCTTGTAACATTTTCCAGATACGCTACCGACGTAACAAGCAGATTGTTGTTCGCGTCACGAATGTTATACAAGCCGGAAATCTGAGCTTGCGGCGTGCTGATACCCTGCAATGCAAGCGTGTTGTTACGCAGCGCACGCAGCGATGCATCAGCTTGCTTGTTCGTACCAATGGTTGTGACGCTAGGCGCGTGACCGCTTGGATAGGTCGCGCCAGTCTGGTCATTGCTGATGGTTTCCCATCCAAGAATAGAGTCGACAGGCCAGTCAAGCGTAAGGCTTGCAACGGCTGTTGGCCCTGCCACCTGTGCCGCGAACTGACCAAACGCAATACCACCACCCGAACCGTTGCTTGCCAGTATTACGCCGGTAGTCAGAACAAACACTGGACCATTCTGGCCGACCGATGCACGCGTGCCAGCCGGAATGTTGGTATTGATGACACCCGTAAGCATCACATTCGTAACTTGCGTCGGTGTTGCCGGTGCACGGGTCAATCCCATTAGCGCGCAAAGCGCATCAAGGAATAGACCGCCTGCAAGCTTCGGGTTTATCTGGTTCGCGACCTTCGCATTGGTGTTGACTACCGCAGTGCGGGCGCTCGTTTCTGCCGTCACCTGTGCGCCAACGTATGTGCTTGGATCGGTGCTGATGTTCACACCGAACGCCAGTTCCCATTCGCTTTGCACGTCAGTCAGCACGTCTGACGTATCTGGCGAGATAACGCCCGTTTCAGTGATGTAATCGTAGACGTCGCTCATTGCGTCGCAATCCCCGTAATAGTTACTGACTCGTCATAGACCGTTGTGATGACTGCGGTATAGCTCAATACACCGTTCACAGACGACATGGTGAACGACTCGATGCCGGTCACGTCCGTTGTAGCAAGAATGATGGTGCGCGCCGCTGCTTCAAACTGTGAAGGATTGAACTGGTTGAATGCCGTCTGAAACATCGGCATTCCTTCGTTGTTCGCGTACTTCATTTCGTTTCGTTGCGCTTCGACCCGCGACTTGCTCAACTGTGCGACCGCTGCCGCGCCCGTGACAATTGCCATATCGCCGGTTTCAGGGTCGATAAATGGGTCGCGGTTTTCGTTCTCTGCAAATAACATCAGCATGTTCATGCTCCCACGACCCCGCCTGTATCGCCCGAACCTGTTTGCACACCGCTGTGTACGTGCGTCGGGAATGGCACGGTAGCGATTGTTGTCGCCACCGGCAAATTCACATTGCCGGTGAACATCGAGCCGAACCCGGTAGCGTCGACATCCAACGTTCCGGTGTTGATGCTGATTGACGAAGACGCGTTGATTTCAACCGTCGTGCCGTTGATCTGGATATCAGCACCAATCAGGTTAATTTTACCTTCTGACATGACAATGCGCGTTGAACCGTCAAGCGTGCTGATGACCATCGCTCCACTATCGAGCGTAAACGTCCATTGGTCGTACACGTCGGGGATGAACCGGCCGTTCTCAAACGAATGAATCCGACCATCGTTAGGGGATGACATTTGCGCGCCTTGCAGGAATAGCGAAATGTCGCGGTCACTCGCTTCAATCCATCCAAGATCACCGGGGCCAAGCGGAAAGTTGATGAACAGACCGCCGCCGCCGATAGCAAGTACCGGCACGGCAGCGATAGGAGCGCGCCCAACGCGTTGCGCACTGGTGCTAATCATGCTGATAAGTGGTTGAACCATCGCGCGGTTTGTGGCGCGGTTATAACTGACAATACGGGCAGGCAACTGGCCGTCCGTTTTCATCATCAGTTTGCGGAAAATGTACGATAGCGCGCCGCCAAGGTCACCATCAATGGATGGCGGTTTATCGGGTATAAGTGGTGTGTTCATGATGGCAGGCTGTTAGTCCAGAACATTTGTGGATACTTCGTTGCTTCGATGATGTCGTAAAACGCAACGTCACGTGTAGCGATTTCAAAGCCCGTTCGATAGATAGTGTAATTGCCGTTCAGTGACGGATTTTGCACACTCTGCAACGTCAGAATGCCACCTAACTTTACGCCCGGCGATAACAGGCATTTGACACGGATGCCATATTCGGTCAATTCAACCTGACCAATCATTCCGCTATCAGGCGACAAGACGAATGCGGTGTTCGTCAACGCAACGCCCTTATCCTTGCACACCAATGTGTTGTCATCGACATACGCATCTACTGCACCAAGTGACTGAAGCTTTGTTACCTGCCCTGCGGTGCTGCCGTTGTACGCATAGTTTGCGATGTTGCGGTCGGTCGCTTCGAATTGCAGATTGAGCCCCATCTGACTCGCGATGTTCTGCGATATCTGCGATAGCGGTGCAGTGATGCCATACGATTGCGCGACAAGATCATTCTTGTAAAACTGCATGGTGCGCGACCGGATATTCATGATGATGTCAGGCGGTTGTGACGGCACCGCCGTAACGATGTCGCCCTGATAACGCAAGAACATGCCGGTACTGATGCGGCCCGCCCATACCTGCACAGACTTGCGCACCTGGTTATAGTCGAATGGTGTCAGGTTCGTTGCCAGCGAATTGCGCAACTGCCGCGACAGGTTGGCGATTTGAATCGAGCATTCGTTCTGCGTCACGTCAACGAACTTGCTACCGGTCGCAACGATCAGCGGCGGCTCTTTGGGGTCACCCATTGACGTATCAATCGTGGCGCTTTCAGTACCCCATGTGAATACCAGCTTTACGATACGATCGTCAAACATCATGCCGCCTGATTGGATGCAAGTGTGATTGTTTGCGCGTTCGCGGCAATCGTCGCGCGGCCCGTTACCATTTCTGCGTTGCTCGCGTATAGCAGCACGTCGCCCGCACCAAAATTCTCATAATTCGGGTTGCCGCCGCTGGCAGTTGTCCAGAAGAAATTGCCGCCATCACCTTCGAGGTATTCGTAAGGGATGACCATTTGACCAACGAGACACGGGCACGATGATGCAACCACGGCACCATTTACGGTGACATCCATGAACATCATGTCGTCGCCATCGAACCAGACTCGGATGTCGTATTGCTGGCCGTCTGCGGTAAAGGTCGGTTCCTGATTCGGAATCGCCTGCAAGTTAATCGGCATCAATTGAAGATACCCCCTAAAAAACTACCGATCTGATACAGCGCCGATTGTTGCGGTTGCTGCGCGCCGGTCTGTACAGTTGACTGGTCTTGTGGCTGTTGCACATTACTGGCCGTGAGCGCCTGATACTGAACCGTGACCATCTGGATTTGTCGCAATTTGATGGCAAGCGGGATGGCGTCAAACATGTCGGCGCTTTCTTCGTGCGGCATCGCCTGAATCAACATGTCAGGAAACACATCGGCTTTAGTCTGAATCGATACTTGCGTGCCGCTCAGAAAATAGCCTTTAATCGACTGATACACGGCTTGGTATTCGCCATCGCTGGCAAGCACCATGGATAGTTCGATGTCGACCGGTTGGATAATCATGAAGTCCTGCACAACCGACCCGGTTTCAATCGGATGTTCCATGATCTTTGCGGAACGGTTGATGTTCGCTTTCATCGGCCGCGCAGTCTGGAACAATTGCTCAAACGTGTCGTTGTCATAAATACCAACGACGTCCACACCAAATAGCGACAACACGCTCTGAGCAATGTTGTTAATTGCACCTAATGTGCCCTGCGCGTTACCAACGATATTCGTGAAACCCATGGTTACCCCGCGATGCCGTCAGTATGCTGATCAACGGCGTTATTGATGTGTTGCTTCAATGCATCTTGCACGGCCTTTGCGGTGGCTTGTGGGTTGTCAGCAGCGTGTACATTGATGTCACCCACGGTGACCTGTGTTGTCCTTGCACCACCAACGTTAGTTGTTGCACCGCCTGCACCGGGTTGCGCGAGCGGACTGCTATCGGCCGCGTTTACCTGCGCCTGCCCGGCATAAATCTGTGCTGCGTATGCTTCACGCCGGGCGTTGTTGGCTTCTGCCGAACCGGGACGTTCGTAATACTTGGAATGAATATCGGCCGCTTCCTCTGCGGTCGTTGCAGCGCGCAGACGTTTGCCGGCCGATTGCTCTTTACCTTGCGTTACTTCGTAATTGAAGAAACGCAACTGTTCGTCAAGGCTTGATCCTTCGAGCGGATGACCTGACCATTTTTCGAAGTCGGCGCGGCGCGAGCCAAGCCATTGACCCAAACCGTATGCGCCTGATGATGAGTTGAGCGCATCGGCCTTACCGCCCGATTCCTGCATGAATGAACCGGCAATGCCCGCCGCCTGCTCACGTGTCCACCCCATACCCTGCAACGACGTCGCAATCTGCCGTCCCGTACCGGTGTTACCAAGACGTGCGGTCGCGGCTGGTGTTGATGGCGGCGCACTGCTACCGACCTGGATATTGTCATACTTGCCACCCGTTTCGCTAGCCAGCCAGTTGCCAAGTTTGTCGAGCCACGCTGGCATTGCCACGCTGGCGAGCTTGCCTAACCATTGCCAGAATTTCTCAACCAGTCCAACACCCTTATCGAACAGGTCAACGATAGGTTGCAATGCACCTTTGTACTTGTTCCACGCGGTGACACCTTCCGTGAGCAGCACGTTTGCCGCCCACTTGATTGCGTCGGTGATGAGCTTCCATGACATCTGCACGATTTCAGCAACGCTGCGCGCGATGCGACCGATGATAGGCCAGCGCGAGACAATTTCACCAATCAACGATTCCTGACCGTTGCGGAACTTTTCAATGTCATCAACCACAAGCCCAATTGCAAGCCCAAGTGCGATAAAAGGCGCAGCAGCAAGCAATACAGGCGCTATAAGCGCCCACAAGGCACCAGCGGCAACAACCAGCGGCGGAACAAGCACGGCGGCAACGACGGCCCCGATAGCGGCGAATGTTGCGATTGCGACGGCCTTGTGTTCAGACATCCACGTAATCATTTTGTCCAGACCCTGCACGACCCACGTGAATGCCGGTAGTAGCTCTTGAGCGATACTACGTTTGACCCCTTCAAACGACAAGCTAAGTTCCTTCTGAGCAATCGTGTACTTGAGCGACGCGTCGGCCTGTTCCTGCGTTACCGCATGTAGCTCACGTTCTTTGGCAATCAGTTCGTCAAACGCACGACGCCCCTGTGCCAGTAGCATGATGGTTCCCTGGTCAAGACCCAACTTCTGACCAAGGAAAATTTGTTGTGTACGATTCAACTTTGAGAAGTTATCCGCGATAGCAGACAATGCAAGCGTCGGGTCTTTGATCGATTCGCGCATCACCTGTGCCGATGCGCCCAATTGCTGAAATGCCATGGTCATTGGACTGACACCGACGGTACCAAACCGTGCGACTTCTACGAAACCATCGCGCAACTTGCCAAGCGTTGATGCTGCCTGGTCAGCGGTGCCGCCCATTGAAATTGTCGCCGCCTGATACGCCGACATCGATTCAACGGACATGTTCATTGCGCGGGCCTGCAACGCGGTTGCTGCGGTTGCTGCTGCTGTGTCGTTGACCAGCGCCTTGATTGCGCCAAGTGCGAGTACTCCCGCCAACGCACCAGCCGCATTCTTTGCCATATTCACAAAGTTCGATGCCAGTTTGTCGACAGACAGGTCGACGTCATCCACTGATTTTTTGAGCTTCTTCAGTGATACGTCGCCTTCTTCAGTGCCTTTTTTCACCTTCGAGACATCTGCCTCAAACATGAAAAAGAAAGTATCCAGAATATTCACGGTTTGGTTGCTCCGTTATCTTTGTTGCTGTGCTTTGCGCTCTGCTTCTTGTGCGGAAAGATATTCGTTAGCCCTGCGTACCATGATGACTTCGAGCATGTTCATCGCATCTTCGAGCGTGTACACGGTACGCAGTTCTATCAGGGTTGCGCCGCCCCGTCCTGCTTCGCTTGTAACGCAGGCGATAAGTCCGTCAACGTTTTCTGAATCAATGCGACGGCCTGCGTCATCACGCGGTCTAGGATACCGGATAGCTTTCCGTTGCCGAAAAAAGCGAAGTTGTAATTCATCATCGCCCATTCCAGCCGTAACAAATCCTCTGCATTCTTGACGTGGTTGTCGACCAGCGCTTGCGTGGACAACGTTAGCGGCGTTTCGCGACCGTCAATCGCGACCGCGACATGCGACATAATCTTGAGCATCAGCGCTTCGTTGGTGCTGTAGTCGCCTACTTTCGGCAACGCACTGGTCGGGTATTGCATGATGATTTCACGCCCGACCGTTGCGGGAAACTTCGACAGCATGAACGACGCACCACCGTGCGACGTCGGGCCGTCTTCGAATAGTTTTGGTTGAATCATGATGGGATTCCTGTTAATGAAAAGGGCCGCGCGAAGCGGCCCATCTATTATCGCATCCGGCCGGATAGTTACCCGGTCAGGCCCGCACGTGCGATTGTGATGTTCTGAAATGCGAACTTGTATTGCTTCGATTTCATACGACCAGCCGACGAAATACTGTTGCTGATGCTACCGGAAAGCAGTTTGCCGGTACTGAGCGTTACGATTGCCCCGGACGGATACTGACCGACCAGCGTGATGCGGTCGAGCGCCGATTGCTTGTTCTTGCCGACACGGTTCGCGGCGAGCAACACCGCAAGGTTGTTGTCGTCATCGGATTCAGGGATGACGCTCAGTGTGCACGGCAACGGGATGGCCTTTGACCATGAAATCATGTCGCCATTCAGGCCCATCGCTACTTCTGCGATGTTGATGTCGGGAAAATCGAATGGGTCTGCATCATCCGCGAACTGTTCGATAGGCAACGCAAGTGGGTATGTGGTCGTTGCCCGCAACGTGATGACTAGACCAAACCCGCCAATTTCACCATTCATGATTGTTGCTCCAAAGTTTGTAACTGTGACAAGATGCGCGGCGAACCGCGCATGCCCGCTTAGATCAGTTGGTGAGAACCGGTGATGGTGTTGATAACGTTGTCTTTCACATAGATAATCGTGTAGTTCAACGTATATTCAGTCACCCCATTGTTGACGGCCGACGTAATGTTGCTACCTTTCCAGTATCCGTTCGTCTGGACCTGTTGCCATGCCGTCGAATCGTTCGTTTGCTGCGTGATGTAGATTTGCTGCGTCAACGACAGCAAACCGTTCGCCTGAATGGTGCCGTTGGCAAGCGCCAGCTGAATGCCAGTTGCAGGCGTCAGGCTGGTTGCTTCATTGCCTTCCAGCACGCTTTCGCACATGATCTGCCCGCGCTTGTTGGCCGGAATCTGCCCGACACCAAGTTGCAGGTTCATGAGGTTCGCGCCGCACATGTCCTTGAACCACTGCTCGTTCGCGAACACCGTCGACGTGACTGGCGCAGTTGCACCGCCGCACAGATTGCCGCGCTGATAAAACGCGATATTAGTGCCAGCCGTCTGCGTTACGCCGTAGTAATTAACGCGGGCCGCGTCGAGCGCATCGGATTGCACGGTACCGGGGTTGTCGTTGATAGACGCGCCGAAATCGCTGTTCTGGCGGTACATGAAGTTGATAGTACCGTTGACGGCATTAAAGTTGATCGCAGCATGAATCGCAGCGGGCAACATTTCAATGTACTGACGAACACCCGCGCCATTGGCGTTGACATCCTCGTATTCCAGACCAAGGCCCGCAATACCGATCAGTGCGGCAGACCATGCGACCCATGTGGTCGGACTGACGAACACGCGGAAAATGAACATGACGTTCAATGCTGCGTTGGCTTCACCCACTGCGGTTGCATCGGATAGCGTCAGGTCCGACGCGTCCGTATACATGATTTCGCCGCAGTTGTTGTTCAGTGCGGTAACGCGCGAGAAACCGGCGACTCTAGTTTCAAGAAGCGATGCGCCATTGACCAGTGCGCCTTGCGATGCATACCAGCCCAATGCAGCGGCGACGTCGTTCGCGCTTGTTGCACCTTCCGGTGTGACCACCTGAAACGTTTCTGTTGCTGTGACTGTCGGGTTTGCGGTGAAATCAAACGCCTGTGACGTCGCGTTGAATGCGACCACGCATGCGGTAAGTTCGGCATTGGGCGATTGCGCCGTTGCTGCAATGAGCGCCGTCTGCAACGTCGTGGCAACCGCCGCCAACGTTCCGTCTGTCGCAAAATCCAGACCGGTCAGGTTCACAGTGGTCGCGCCGAACTTGAGCGACAACACACCGGCCGTAATCGCGTTCAATGCTGCCAGCGTCGCAATACTTGCCTCGCCGTAGATCGTCGCGGGCTGATTGGCTTCGACCCAACGTGCGTACTGGATTGCGACCGGCGCGTTACCAAGCACCGATTCATAATCGAAGTACACAACGGCGCGTTGATATTCTTCGGAAGTCGTTCCAAAGAAGTCGCCAACGTCGGCCGCGCTGGTGAATTGCAGAATTGCGCTAGGCCCAACTAGCGCGCTTGTTGTGAAGATGCGGGCACACCATTGCCGTTGGGGCACTTGTGCCGCAGCACCGACCACCGAATTGATGTCGATGAATTTCGTAAATCTGATTGCCATTTGGCATTCTCCTGTTTAGATGCGGTCAAACGTGCCGTCAAAGTCAGTAATCGCGCCAGTCTGTGTTGTGAACACGTCTTTGTGCGTGAATATGATATCAAACGGTGCCCATAGAACGTTCTGGCCGGTGTCATCCTTGAACCAGATAGCGCCTAAATCGATTACTCGAAACACGTTGAAACCTGCCGCGACGAATGCAGCAAGGTTTGTTTCGTCGGTCATTATGCTGTTGGCAATGCCAGCAAGGTCCGTTGATGTCAATGCGGTCGGTGTTGCAGGACTAGCGTTTGGTGCGCACCCCGCGATCTGAAACCGCGTATGCATCACCTGTGTTTTGGTCGTTGTGAAGCCGGGGTTCGGCGCGTTGGACACGTCCTTGTATGCGGGCCACCCCCAAGGCTTGCGCGGCCCCAACGAATGAAATATAGCGGGTGTCGACGGCGCAACGAATTGTCGCGGCTGATTGTTCTGGATAACACCGGCAGTGACGCTGCGCGCTGCAAGCCCTGCAACCAGCGTATTTTGCAACTGCAACTGAATAGCCGAATCAAGCATTTGTTGTATTCCCCGTTGCTGGTCCGATGTCCTGACCAAGTGCATATGTCCAACTATCAGAACTCAACCACGGCGTGTCACCAACGAGTTGATAGCGACGCGATACACCAGCTATCAGCGTGCCGTTCTTGTTGATCGGGTATTCAATGACATCGCCCGACTTGTCAGGACCGCGACTGACTGACTGCGCATTAACGTTGGGCACAAACCATGTGACGTACTTTGCCTCACGGTCAAGCCCATAGGCGTCGTACCGGCTTCGCGGCACCGGTTGGACGCTACCTAGCGTAACGGTCTGCGGCGCGTTGTACGTGACCAGATTCAGGCCGGTCGTACCCGATTCCTGTGAGGCGAACTGAAACCAGTTTACCGTTTGCGACCCTTGCACCGACAACGCAAGTTTGAGTAGATTGGAGCCAGGGATAATCATGTCTGGTCGACCTTTTCAGGTTCGTTCATGTTGACGCTAAATGACACGGTTGCACGCATGTAGCCCGAATCATTCAACGGTGCATCTGCAATACCCTGAGCTTCTTCGCGCGCCTTGTCGGGGTCACTCTTGATAAGCGCTGCAATCTCCCCAATCGTCTTGCCGGTGACTTTCTTGCCATCGCGACGATACGCGCGTGCGACCAGCGTAATCAACGACAGACCGCCTGCACGCGATATCTCCGCAAGCTTATGTTGAATGTCACCGCCCACTTGCAGACCAATTGCCGATAGCGCGTCTTCAGTTGTCATTTTGCCAGTGACGACGCGCCGGGATAACTGCAACATCAGTTCCGCCCATTCCTGCTCGCGAGCATCTGCCGTCGTTTGAAGAAAGGGCCGTTTGTGCGGCCCCAATTCGTTGATAGCTGCAACGTAGGCAACGGGCGTTGCGTTGTCGTCCGGGTATCGTGACGATTCAAACCAGCCGATACGAACATTCGCACCAGACAAATCTTTAAGCGCCTTGGTGAACGCGCCGGATGCATTGCCCGGCACTCTGCGTATCGTTGCCATTAGCGGAACCGCCCGCCAACCTTGCGAAAGCCGTGACGTTCCGGGTTGCCCACGGCGATATAGAAACCGCCAGCGAACCGCGCACGCGCCAGCGCCAGAACCTGCTTGCCGTAAGGCGTGGTTGCAAGCCAGTACTGAAACATATCCTTGACCGGTGGCGCGAGCAATGACACCGTGACCTTATCGATAGTGCTGCCAGTCACGATGACGCTATCCATACCTTCTGCAATCTGCGCCTGAATCTGTGCAATATGTGCTGTCAGCAAGTTAAGAATCAAATCGAGCGCAGCACCGTTAAAACCGCCGCACCAGTTGTCATATCCGTCGTTGGCGTACGTCTGAGCCATTGCGTAATAGGCGGTAAGGACGGTTTCATCAGGGTCACTAGCGAACGCCGGGCATTGTGCCTGAAATAGTGCGTAGTCAAACGTGTGCTGCGTCATTTGCCATACTCCGTTATTAACGGTTCGCCAACTGGTTCGCCACCCAACCCGTGCCCGTCTTTTCGAGTTCGGTTGGCAGCGCTTCAGAACCGTCTTTCTTGGCGTTCTGATAATCGGCCGGTGTGAGCGGGCCGCTAGGATCGCGCGGGTTCATGTCGCCAACCATCTTGTCAACGTCGTACGCCTTGCGTTCAACACGGATGAAACCCTTGGCAATGAAATCTTTCCAGTGCGACAGTTCGCGAACCGCTTCATACTCATCTTCAGTAATCGCGGTGTGGACACCCTGCGGTGTAATCAGATTTTTGGTCGCGATGCCTGCGCCACCACGAATCAGAACTTCGCGTTCAACGACGGGCAATCGACCCATCTGAGTTGCGTCGGTCGGATCGGGCATCGAATACCGCGTGAATTTTTGCGGGTTCGCCAACGTGCTGAAAACGTGAACGGTACCCGTCGATTTTTGTGCTACCTGTTTGCCTGACATGATGTGTTTTCCGTTAATTGAAAAGGGGGTGCGCCATTAGACACACCCCCTTATTCTACAGCCCCGGTTTAGCGACGAATCACAGACCGGTGAAACGCACTACTGCATACGGACGTTTGCACATCACACCGGCCGTTGCGTTGGCGTAATCTTCGACGTACGACTTGGCGCGCTTTTCCACACCAAGCGCCTGAAACTTCGACGGCACGACCTGAATGAATACCTTGCCGTCATCGCTGGAACCGTCTTCGATGCGTTCGGCGTAGAAGTACATCGCCGTTAGGCCACCGTTGGCATCCGTCAGTTCCGGGCACGTCACGATACGCAGATTCGGATAGTTGTCACGAATCCACTGGCGAACCGAAATACCGCCAACGGACTGCGTAACGGTCAAGAACTGGTTCTTGCCCATCGGAATCGCCATCGTGATCGGCGTTTTCTCAACGTCGATGGTATCCATGCTCTGCACTTCGAGCGTGTACATACCAAGCCGGATGTCGGCTGTGATGTCGTTGAACGTCTTGGTGTTCCACGTCGTTGTACCCGACGTCGCGCCATCAGGCAACGTGGCATAGGCAGGCAACGACGGATCGTTCAGGAACCCGTATGTGCGGCCTGCGCCGTCATTGAAGCCGTAGAAACCAACGCGGTTGCGTTGAATGTCGAGCGCGCGACCGGCTTGACCACGCTTTTCGCCGCTCGAAGAAACGCGCATACGTGCGGCGCGCGCTTCTTCCAACAGCCCGACCAGAATGCCCATTTCGAAGCGTACGACGGTACGCCATTCGAAGTTGACGTTCCACGACGAAAGCGGAATGTTGCTGTAGTCGCCGTATGGAATCGCGTTGCCGGTCGGTTCCAGCATACCTTGCACAATCTGCTCGTCTTCCCACGAACCGATGGTTGCCATACCGATCAGTTCATCGATCTTGCGCGCGGCGGTGATGAAGTTGACGAAGCCCGGCATCCATGCCTGCAGGAACTGCACAAGCGCCGGAATTGCGTTTACGGACTGGATTGCGCCCGGTACCGGCAGAATGCCGACGTCGTTGCTATCCATTGCCGCTGCCATCTTGACGGCTTCAGTCAGTTCGTGAATATACGCCTGGTCGAAGCCGATACCAATCTGCTTCAGTGCGTTGTACTCAACGACATCCGCCTCTGATACCTCAATGGGTTTCCAGGTACGGGCACCCAACATCGAATGCGTTGGCGACACATTCTTTTCAGTGAATTTCAACATTTGCTTTAACTCCGTAGTATCGAGTTGTTCAGACTACGCGGCGACTCGCGCCGCGTATGACGTTACAGATTGATCTTGAGCAGAATCAGCGCGCCGCCTTCCGACGTTTGGCCGTAGTCTTCGACCGTTGCCGCCAGCAACGTGTTGCCCGCATCAGGCGTACCGGCAGCGGCCGGAATCGAGATTTGACCGGTAGCGGTAGCAAACTGCACTTGCAGACCAGCTACCGCCGCCTTGGTGCCGTACAACGGAACGATGACCTTACCGAATTCAACGAAGTCGGCTGTAACGTTGTTGGGCAACAGGAAGTTCGGCGCGAGCGGACCATTGGAATTGCCCATCGAAACGTGCTGCTTCGGATTGGCAAGGATGCCCCATACCGCGCCCGTACCACCCGGCCCGACCGTTTTGCCATCGGCATTCAACGTAAACACGTTGCCGAATGAATTGTTCGTCGTGACGCCACCGGCCGCAAGCAGATAGCCGATATGTGCCCGCAACGGGCCGTCACGCGAGATTTCGCCGGGGATGCCGAACCCGAAATCGTAGTTGATTGCTTGTTGAAAAGTACCAGCCATGGTTACATGCTCCTATGAAGTTGACTGTTTGCAGCGGTGCCGTTACTTGCGTTCGGCAATCTGCTTGGACATGAACGACGGCTTCCTGCTTTTGTCGGCCGCGTCGCCAGCGGTAGCAGTAGGCAGTTGGTGAGCAGGCAGGCGCTTGTGCAACCAGGCTTCAAGCGCCGTCACTTCCTGACCCTTGCTTGCCGGAATTTCCAGCGCCTTGACGGCGTATTCAGCGACGTCCTGCGCGTCCATGGCAACGGCGATGTTGGCGAAATCAGCGATGTGCGGGCCGCACTTCTTGACCAGCGCGTCACGATCAGCAACGACACGAACCACTTCACGCGCGTCCATACCTTTGCCCATACCAGCGACGGCCTTCTTGACTGCAGCATCAACGATGCGTGCGACTTCCGCAGCGTCCATGCCTTTGCCTTCCTTCTCGCCTTCGTCGGGTTTCTTCTTCGTCGGGTCGTCAGCATCGAGTCCGTTCGCGTCCTTCTTGCGTTCGTCGCCGGGCATCTGCGCGGTGTCGCCAACCGGCGTTGACGGTGCGCCGTCTTCGTCCATGCCGAGTTCGTCAGATTCACCAACGCACTTGATATCTTCGAGCGCTTCGAGCAGCGGCACGGCCTTGTTGATGGCATCAACGGCCTGCTTCATTTCACCACCATCGTCCTTGCCATCCTTGATTGCTTCTTCTGCGTCCATGGCAAAGGCCATCAGGCGGTTTTTGACCGTGCCTGCAAGCGTCTTTGTTTTGGCGCGAATCAGCTTCGCCTTTTGATCTTTGGTCATTGCAGATTTCTCCGTAGTTGATAGACCATCCATAACAGCAACTTCCGGCCCCATTCGACCGTCATCGACTGATGCCAGATGGTTGAAACGGATGCGCCGTTGCACATAAGTATAAGGCACACCCTCAAACACCCCCGGCGCATACTCGTATACACAACGGTAACCGAGTGACAACGGGGTTTTACCCGACGCAATGCTTGCGGCGAGAAATTCGGACCAGCACATGATGTTGGTTTTCAACGTTCCATAATCATCGTTGGGGTCGAACCAACCACGTTCACCAGTAACGCCACGTGCTTTCTTTTCTTCAATCTGGACTGTTCCGCCCGTACCATCGCCAATCATCGTATGATCGATGATCCACGGTTTCAGACGTAACGTTGCGATACAGGCCGGGTCTGCCAGTTCTGATGCTGGACGATATACCGCAAAGAACTGACCCGCATTGCCCTTGTCGATTTCCTGTGGAATGTTCTTGCCAAGGTAGTTAAATACACCGACCTTTGACACCGGGTTGTCCATTACTTCAAAGAACCCGTTGATATCCCACTGCTTGACGGTATCTGACCTGTCACCTGCAATTGCATTGAATATGCAGGCGATGACATTGGCGCTGCAACCATGCAACGGCGTTGGCAATGCGTCGAGCGTGAACCAGCCTGAGCCGATATGTTCGTCATTCAATACCGCATCGAATGGTTCGACGTCGGCAAAGAAAGCAGTAAAGAAACCGTCAAATACGCCGATGTTTGTCAAATCGCCCTGATGCGCGTGTTGTACTTCCTCGATTGTCTCGCGCCGCGCTGCCGCTTCCGGTGTCTCACCTTCCTCAATCGTTCCGGCCGGAAAACCCCATTCGCCGTTAGGTCGTTGCAGCATCAGGATTTTACCGTTGGCATGATAGACAACGCCCGCTGCGGTCGACGCGTCGCCTGCCGTTGCATAGGCAATCGCAACGGCCTGCTTCTGTGGCTTGCCTGCCGCTTCTTCAGTTGCGACGTTCTTGCCGAATGCTTCTTTCGTACCGCTTTTATCCAATGGCATCGCAACGCCCCTTATTCGTCGTCATCGTTGAATCTGAAAATCGGCCGCATCGTACACCGGCAATATGGTGCCTGGCCGGGTATGCCTTTCTCGCCGGTATTAGGTCCGTCAAGGTGCGGCAGATTGTCGAAGCTAAATATTTTACCGTTCAATACGTCACGGTGATATTCGCGGGGGTGATTGCTACCCCCGCTATGCACCCATTCAAACTCTTTGACGCCCAACGCCTGCATACGCGCGGCGTTGATTCCGTTGTATGCCTTGCGTGTCTGGTCAAGCGCGACATTCTTTGCCCAATTCTTGACAGTCACGCCGTACTTGTCGAGTTCGGGTTTAAGGTCTGCCAGCCCCTGACCCGATTGAATCGAGCGCATCACCGCACCCTGTACATTATCCAGATACTTTTCAGGGATACGTTTGATAAGCGCTACATTCTCCGCAACGCTGGCTGTCAGCACATCGCGTAGCTGGTCGTTGAAAACGTTAGTTTTTAGAACGTACTGACCACTCATTTCTTTAAGGCTGATATTCAACTTCTGTGCGCTATCCTTTTCCGCAGCACCGGTCATCTTCTCTGCTAACGGTTGCGCGACAGATGCGAATAGTCTGGCAAACTTGTCGCGCATCGCATTTGACAGGATACGGGCCTGACTCGCAACGCTCGCATCCATTGCCCATGCAACGCTATCGGCCGCGAACGTATCAGACAGACCCAATACTTCGCGCATGGTTTCACGAATCATGCGCTCGATGTAGTGTTGCAACGTATCGCTATACTTCGTTGCAATCTGCCCGGCAATGAACAACGGCTTGCCGCGCACCTTTTCGATAGCGAACTGTTGCGCCCAATCGGCACGCTTACCAACGACACGTACTTGTCGATGACCCATTACTTTTCCTGCATGTAGGTCAGCAACATCCCGTGATTCTTGAACGCTTCGACAACGAGCCGTTCAATCAGCGTATCCATTGAATCGCCGGTCGGTGAGCCTTCCGTTTCACTCACCGATACCTTACCGGGCGTGCCAAGTTGCGGGCCTTCCGGGTCAGTGAATTCACCGCCGTTGACTGGTTCGCGCTCGCCTTCCTCAATCGACCGGATGGTGCTGTAACCGCTGTTCTTGTCGTTGCGCAACCGTTCGTTGACGTCGGAATCGCTGATTGCACCAGTCTGGATAAGCGATAGGTCTGCGCGCGCGTTCAGTTCGTTGATTTCTGCATACTCTTTTGCGGTCGGCGCATCGAGCGGCATCCAGCTAATAGTCGTCTGCGCGTGACCGCGCGTGCCGAACTTCGGAATGATGTAGGCCAGTTTCGTCAACAGGTGATGACGTTCAACGAATGGCGTCAATTCGTGCATCTGCATTGATTCGAGCGTTTCACGATATGACGATTGATCGTACTCCCCTTCGCTGCTAAATCCACCCGCCGCGGTACCCATGATCTTGTTGACCGGCGCGTCGCCAGCGGCACACGCTAATGCGAACTGGTTGTCGATGACTTCTGACAGGTCGGTCAGCGCTGTATCAAGCTGCTCCATTTCGTCATCACTGCCCATGATGCGCACGCCGTAGTTGTCGCGTGCGACATTCATGAACTGCATGGACTCATCAAACTTGTCCTTGTTTAGCATCATTTCTTCGATGCCCCCCATCTTGAGCGTATAGAGCCGCTTCGTCATGGCGAGCAACGGTGCTTCGTTGGCCGTGCGTTCCGCAGCGTACACACGTTCCATGATGGCCTGTGGTACCGGGATGCCGCCGTACAGGTAAGCAGGCTTAAGGATATCGTCGGGCTGTTCCGTGCGAAAGATGCACAGATGCGTGCGGTGATACTTCTTGCCGTTGATTTGCCACCACGTGGGTTCGTAGAAATCCGGCGACGTCGTATCGCCTGCTGCGTCACCTGACAGAATGGGCGACATCCAATACGGATCGCGCATGAACCAGCCCTTGAATGAACCGGGTCGGATGCTATCCGGGTTGAACGGTTTTTCGTAAAAGTCAGGGTCGGGCGAGTCGATGATTGGCACCGCGACGCGAATGCCGAACTTGCGACCGTTGTACGCGTAGTTGAGCAGATGTTTCATCAACTTGAATTTCTTGTCGTATCGCGCGTACTCCGCAACAACGTCATCGTCAAGTTGGTCCTCACCTACCTCGTTGATGATTTCGAAACCTTGGCGAATGGCATCGCGTGCGGGCACCAGGCAGATTTTCTTGACCAGCCAGTGTTGCGCCACGATAGCGCACGCCTGCGGCCCGATATAGGTCTGAGTGGCAAACCATTGAAAGATGGCATCCGGGATATTCGGTTGCGCCAGTCCATACGCCGACTTGATGGCGTTCCATCCTTGCGAATCGTCATCGTCGCCAGTGCCTACCGGGGCGACCGGTCGCGGTGCCCATGCAAGCAGATAACGATTCCACGTATCAACGATAGATTCGGTGTTCGCGCGCGATTCGTCACTGCGTACAGTATCGCCGCGATGCGTTGAAAACATCGAGCCACCAACAGGGGTATCGACGGCGGATTGCGCTGCGGTCGCGATTGTTCGTTTTTTGAACCAGCCGAAAGCCATGATGCCCGCTCCATAAAGGAAAACGCCCTATTGTAACAATAGGGCGTTCGGGCTTACTGGTCTGGTGATATCGGCTTGATGTAGCACCGACAATTTGGATGGTCCTGCATGGGCGAATTCAGTGTTCTGGCCCGGTACATCAAACGACGCAAATATAAGGTCAATCCCGCTGCTAGTTTTTTCCCCTCTATGTCTGTTGGTTCGTATGCGACGTCCTGGTCGTCCTGCACAAGTTTGTTAGGTGCCCAACTTTTCACACTACCCCCTTTAGTAGGAGCATTGATTATACCGTAAAAACGTTAGTAACGGTCACATGTTGTTACAAAGTGACGGTCACTTTTACCGGGAATGCTGTCACAACGTGCTGGCCGGGGAATTTCGCCGCAGCGGTATTCGCCTCAGTATATGTGGCATAGACCGCACCTTTGATGCCGTCGAGTCCCTGATTGCGCGCGACGTTCGCATAGAGCGTGAGTTCAGATGGCGCTTTCATCTTCATACGCAAATCAGACGTCACGACCTTTTCAAGCCCACGTAGATCGCTATCTATAACTACATCATCGCCCGACATGCCGATAAATCGAGCGTCAAACCACAGCTTGCCACCTTCGTGTCCTTTTGCAACTTTGCATTGAATTGGCGCACCATCCTTTACTTTTTGCAAATCAAATGGAAACTTCACTACAAATGGTGCGACCACCGTCGATGCACTGCCGGGCAATTCCGCCACATACCAAGAAAACGTGCCGCCCGGCGACTTCTCCTGACGAAACGTTACGCCTACCTTCCCTGCCGCCTGTACACACTCCCCATGACGTTTAGAAGTGTCCTGCGCGTGTATCAACAGGTCGCGCAATGCCGTCTTGTCGCGCTCACCGGTGTCGATCTGTTCTTGCATCTTGTCGAAGTATGAGAACAAGCGTTTCGTCGCCTTGTCGACTTCTTCCTCCGTGTGTTTCAACCGCACGTCGGTGATTGCCACGTGCGGCGTGCGGCTCAAGTCGACATGCGCATAGATCGCGCGGTGCAGCGACTTGAGCAAGCTACCAAGTTCAGTTTGTTTTGCCATGATTTGAATTTGTCCTAGAAACGATAGGTGAGAGTTACAACGTTTGCGCCGGTCACAAGGCCCGGATTGGGGTTCCACAACTGCCGCACATTGTAGTAACGGTACGACAGACTCAATGGACCGCGCGATACGCTCGCGCCGACAACATAGCCGAATTGTACTGTCGTCTTGTGGGAAAGGTCTTGCCACTGGTCGGCAAGGTTGTACAACGATTCGTGCCACGTCTGCCAGTAGGCCCAAACGCCCGCTTCGACACCAACGCGCCAGCCGTAGAGCGTATAGCCGACGTCAAGTGTCACAGGGATGCCCTGCACGTGACCATGGCCATTGAATGGGCTGAATCGTTCACCCTGGTATCCGGTGATGCTATGCGTCTGACCGTTGTATTGATCGTCAGGCACGCCCATTACACTCGCGCGTTGCTCGCCAAGGTACGCATAGTCAGCGTGATAGCGCACATCGACCGAACCACGCTGATATAGTTCGCCCGTGATACCAGCAGTTATAACGGGGAACGTCAACTTCTCACGATTGTCAGGTGAGCCGTCCTGAATCCACGTGCCGTCACCCATATCTTTCGCGAGTCCGACGCCGACGCCTGCCTCAAACTGGAACCAGTCCTGTGCGTGAGCGCTAACAGATGCGAGCGCTACGGCTACCGCGATTGCCAACTTTTTCATTTCACACCTCACATTGGTTGATGATGGTATGAAGTATAGAACCGTTACTAACGGTTTGGCAAGTATGACCGCAAAAGAAAACGCCCCATCGGTCAGAATGGGGCGTTTGGTAGTTGCAGGGCGCTCAACCGTCAGCCTTCTATATCCGGTGCCGCCGTCGCTACGCAGAACGGTCACGGTCCAGAAAATGCAGCGCAGTTGTTACGGTACAACCACCGATGCACATTCTACAACAACGTCGCGGTTGCGCATACGGGCCGATTCGCGTCGACGGCGAAGTTTTTCGCGCCAGTCCGATCCGTCATTGACATCAGTGTGACGGATCGTTACGCCTTTGACCTTGACATACACGTGCTGATTCGGCTTGACATCACGACTGGTCAGCGGCGATATGCGAAGGTCCGAACCCGGCAGCACGTCGAGTCGTTTAACGACTTCCTTGACGATCAGATAGTGTGTCATTGGAACGAACACTTCGATTGACGGATTGGGATAGAAACATTCAACCGTCTTGCTGCAAGGCACCTTGGCGAACTTGAGCAGGCGCGAAATGTCGGTAAGGGTCATGATTGCGCCGCCTTGAATGCCACTTCGAGCGCAGCAAATACACCGACATCCTGCTTGTCGAACTTGTTGCCGCCGCGAGGGATATGCAGCGGTTCACGCAACGTGCATTGCGCTTGCGCCGCTGCGGCTTGTGATGAAAACGCGAACGCCTGCGGCCCAACGAATATGCGGTGACCGTTGACGGTGATGCGAACAGGTGTAGTCATTTAAACATTGCCCCTATGATGAAATGCGCTATCGTTCCTGCACCGACCGCGCTAATTGCGAAAGTAGCGGCCTGCGTCCATCTAACGATGCGCGGTATGGCGTTACTGACAACGCCCCAACAGGCTATGACGAATGCAATGCACACGACAGTTTCCATTAAAACTCCGATGTGGGTTAGGTCATCAGAGTATAAACCGTTACTAACGTTCATGCAAACAATGACGATTTCTTTTCCTGCGGTGCGTATAGGATCATCACAGAGTCCGCATAGTTCGGCGAGCGCGTGCCGTCTGGTGTCTTGTCGATGATCATCTGACCGGCCGTGTTGATGTCGTATGTCGGCTGTGACAGTTCTGCAACAAGCTTGGTCCGTACGTGCGGCGGTATCTGTTCGCTGATGCTGATAAGTTCGTCAGGATCAAACACCGCGCCATCCACCACCGCGCGGTGCGTCTTCTCAAAGCGCATACGCAATGACCACCATGATTGTGCTTTCAGGTTCTTGAAGAAATCTTCGTTCTTGCGCGACCCGACACCACGGTCATCGCCTTTGTAGACCAGCGCGGTAGGGTTGACGACAGCACCACTACCTTTGAACTCAGTGAACTTGCGTTGCGATCCTTTGCGGTTGTCCCGACCGTTGATCTGCGCCGCGTCGCCGCGTACACCAGCGCCAAGCCCGTCGCCGTCATACCGGCAGTTGTCATAGTCAAATTCATCACAGCGCAGGAACGCCTGTTCCGTTGTCCAGAATATTGTTTTGCCCTGACCGCTCCAGGCATCTATGTGCTGTAGCTCGATACCATGTCGACCGGCCCATGCGTTCAGGTCAAGTCCCTCATCCGCCACATCAAGCGCCGAACGACGTTCACCTTTGATCGTGATACCGAGCTTACGCGCAGCACCGATGGCAGATTGTATCCATGCGGAAGGTATGACAACACCCTGCTTGGATGCTGAATAGTCAAGGTCAATTTCTTGCGCAACGATAAGCGGGTTAAGGTTCTCTTTCTGCTTTTCATACCATGCCTCATCCTTGCGCGGATCGTCACGCCACTGGAAGGTGAATACACGATGTTCGGGCCAACTGTGACGCTTCTCTGCGAACGGGTTGTCAAAGCCATTGACCGAACTGATGTCAATCAGGCAATTCGTGTTCTGTGACAAAGCAGCGTCGCTCAGTTGGGGCCGTTCAATAAACGCCGCTTCGTCACGGCAATAAATGGATGCGCGACCGCCCCGGCCGATGTTGTCGCCTGCTTCACCCCGGATCACTGCGCCAGTTGACGGTATCGTGATAAGCATCGACTTGTCGCAGTCCCGTCCACCCATGACCCAACCGCCCCGGAACTCAACTGGCAGCAATGACAGGAACATGCGGATTTTGAAAAATAGACAGTCAGGGTCACCGGCACGATCAACAAGGATTTCCTTGCGCGACCCGAATCCGCCTGTGAACCCTTCGTTAGTAACGGCCAGTGCGGTGAACAGTGACACCATCATCCATGAAAGGCCCATATCGCGCGACTTGTCACTTACTGCAAATTCTTTGGCTTTCCAACGCTCGATGACCCATTGCAGAAACT